TCCGGCTTATTATTGGCTAGGGTGGGGCATCAAAGGTAAGCGAGAAATTTATGCTTACGATTATGTTAAAAAACTCAAGCACATGGTATAATTCTTGAGTTCTGCGGGATTAGTTCAGTGGTAGAACGTCAGCCTTCCAAGCTGAATGTCGTCGGTTCGAGTCCGATATCCCGCTTTGGATTCTCGACGGAGAGTCCATAGGGTGTGACCGAATAACCCTTGTGGAGGCACGGGGTAAGGTATATTAGGACAGGGGTGGTGCCCGCTGTGCTTGCACAGAATCCGATACCAAGGAGTCCGAAAGTCTGGAAGTCCTCATATTACACCTACAAGTGTATCCCTTCCAGTGAAGGTATAGTAGAACCCTTTCACCCACTAACTAAAAGATGAAATTTCTACTTGCTATTTTTGCCTCTTTATTCTTTGCTCTTCCAGCTATGGCTGTCGAAGTCACAATGGGAGCAAATGGTAACTTAGTTTTTGAGCCATCTGAAATAAATATTTCTGCGGGAGATACGGTTACTTTTGTAAACGGAATGCTCCCTCCTCATAATGTCGTAATTGAGGATCACCCAGAATGGTCTCATGATGATCTAGCTTTTGCGGGAGGAGAGTCTTTCGACGTAACCTTCCCTGAAGCCGGAGACTTCACCTTCTGGTGCGCTCCGCATAAAGGTGCCGGTATGATTGGCACAGCCCACGTTTCTTAATTATGAAAATCTTTTTAGATACTGCCGATACTGAAATTATTCGTAATCACTTTGCCACCGGTCTCATTGACGGCGTTACGACCAACCCAACTCTTATTATGAAGAGTGGGCGTAAGCCTGAAGATGTATATCAGGAGATTAAAGACATCGGAGTTAAAGACATTAGTATGGAAGTTGTTGGCAATGACTGGCTAATGATCGAAGAAGGTCGAAGGCTGTCTGAAAAGTTTGGCGAGGTAGCTACAATTAAGTTGCCTTGCACGAAAGAAGGTCTATTTGCTTGCAAAGTTCTTTCAGAAGAAGGAATTAAGACCAACGTTACTCTGATCTTCTGTGCTGCTCAAGCAGTTCTTGCTTCTAAGGCCGGGGCAACTTATGTCTCTCCTTTTGTAGGCCGGCTTGATGATCAATCAGTTGCAGGTCTTGAGGTAGTTCGGAGTATTTCTGAGCTATACTGTATGCATCGTAGAAGCACTAAGGTTCTTGCTGCTTCAATCCGAACAGTTCAAAGAGCAATCCGCTCCTGGTACAACGGCGCAGAAATTTGCACAATGCCTCCTAAAGTATTTGAGCAAATGTACGATCACATCCTTACGGATAAAGGACTTGAAATCTTCGACAACGATCAGAAAAAAGTAGAGGAACTTCTTAAGTGATCGCGAAGATCAAAAAGCATAAGAAGGAAATAGCTTTCTTTGTGCTATTGGGGCAAATGATTTTGGTTTCAACTCAGCTATCTAAATTGGTTGATAACGACAAACCAACATTTATTTGTCGCCCTACAGGGATTGATTATGACATTATTTGTCAGCAACTCTGATTTTTTGCAAGATTAGTTCAGAGGTAGAACACCAGAGTTACATTCTGGGTGTCGGCGGTTCGATCCCGTCATCTTGCATTGTATATTATATACATTCCCATGACTAACGACTGGCGCTATTCTAAAGAACGTATGGATCTAAGAGCAAAGTCTCTTGAGATCTTAGGTAAAGCCTTTACGCTTAAACGCGAAGTCTATGAGTTCTGCGATATGTGGATCTCTCAAGGAGGCAAAGACGTAAGTAACATTGTGAACGAGTTTATAAGATATATAGAAGACGTGGAGGTGATACGACAACATGAAGCGAAAGCATGCAAAAGCAGCTGCAAAGAAACTGATAAAAATAGCAAAGAAACATCCTGATTACTACTCTGACGGAGATGTTACGTATGCAAAGTTACTTCTTTCTCGATTAAAGAAAGAAAAAACACAATGTACGAATACAGAATCAAAGAAGTAGTAAAAGTAGTAGACGGCGATACCGTAGATATTATTTTAGACCTCGGCTTCGGGCTCTTCAAAAAAGAAAGAGTTCGGATTGCCGGGATCGACACCCCAGAAAAACGTACTAGGGATAAAGACGAAAAGCTTCTAGGATTAGACGCAACTAGCTACGCAGAAGAGTGGTTTGGTTGCGACCCTAAAGAATTAGAAGTTAGAACCGAAAAAGATGGCAAATATGGCCGGATGTTAGGTTGGTTCTATAAAGGCGAAGAATGTTATAACAATAAAATAGTTGACGATGGGTACGCCTGGTGTTATGATGGAGGAACAAAGATCGAAAAAGGAGAAGCCGCCTACGATCAGCTAGTTCAAATTAGAGGATATGCCTCTTTCTCTGAATACAAACAATCTAAGTAATTATGGAAAACATCGAAGCTCACATTGCTAAAGACAAAGAAATTCTTTCAAACCCTACAACCTCTCCTCAACAGAGAAGGCACATCGAGGAAGAACTCCGAGATCTTGAGCATTATCATAAAGAGCATCCAGAGGACCACCACGATCCCACCGCTCTCGAACTATACTGCGAGATGAATCCTGAAACTGACGAGTGCAGGATTTATGAAGATTAATAATAAAGACCCCAAGCTGGGTCTTTTTTACTATGTTGGAAAATAAAAACAAACACTGTTTTATTCTTTTTAGTGGTTTACATTAGAAGTAGAAACTCACTATAATTACTAATAACCGCAATGATTCAAAAAGTCAATTCCTTTATTTTAGGAGTTTCAGTCGACGTTTTAGATTACCTCTATCGAGGTAGAGATTATCAGAGGTTTTGGGTATTAGAAGAGATTGCTCGAGCGCCTTACTTTGCTTTCTTAAGTGTGCTACATTTTAGGGAAAGCATGGGTCTTAGAGGACCTGAGCATATTGATCTAATGATTCAGCATTTTGAGCAAAGCATAAATGAAACATCACATTTGGAATATATGGAAAGTAGGGGCGGTAATGCTTATTGGGTGGATCGCTTTGTGGCCAAACACCTCGTACTTATCTATTATTGGATCAATGTGGTTTATTACTGGGTGGCTCCTAAGTCTGCATACCATTTGTCTTATGAAATAGAAATCCATGCGGCTGTTACATATGCAAAATACCTTGCATTTAACGGCCCAGATGATAAAATACTTGACATACTTAACGACGAGATGGAACACGCTCGTGAACTACAAAAAGCAATGGAGTTGATTAAATGAAAGTCGGAATGATCGGTCTTGGTCGTATGGGCGAGGGAATGTCTCGTCGAATGATGAAAGAAGGTATCGAAGTTTGGGGATACCGGAGAAACTATGCAAAAGCCGAAGAAGCTTTTGAAAAAGGATACGTATCAGGCGTAACTCCAACAATTAAAGGGTTGGTTGACCAAGTCAAAGCAACTCAACGACAAGGCAGAACTCCTGGCATTTTCCAACTTGTTGTACCAGCGGAAAACGTAGAGGAAACTATCAATGAACTTTTACAGTCAGGTTGTTCTGAGGGCGATATTATTATTGATCATGGCAATTCCAATTTTAAAGACTCTCGACGGAGAGCGGAATGGCTTGCTAAACTTGGCATCGCGTATATTGACTGTGGTACTAGTGGTGGTGTGTACGGTCTTGAGCGCGGATATTGTCTTATGGTTGGTGGTGCAAATACTGCAGTATCCGTCTGCTCTCCAATCTTCCGCGCGCTCGCTCCTGGAATTGGCGCCGCTCACAGAACTGACCCTATGAGTCACGCTACAAGCGCCGAGTACGGATGGTTACATTGCGGAGGACCTGGAGCTGGTCACTTTGTGAAAATGGTTCATAACGGAGTGGAATATGGAATCATGCAAGCCTACGCCGAAGGCTTTAATATCCTGCATGAAGCTAATGCTGGGTCGGCTTATGTTAAGGAGGGGGATGCTGAGGTGGCTCCGATGGAAAATCCGAGGGATTATCAGTATGACATTGATGTTGCTGAGGTGGCTGAGTTATGGCGCCGCGGTAGCGTGGTTGGGTCTTGGTTACTTGACCTTACTGCTGATGTTCTACGGCGCGATAGAGAGCTTAGCAAGTTCGATGGCGGAGTATCAGACTCTGGTGAGGGTCGTTGGACGGTTCACGCTGCTGTGGATCTTGGCGTACCCGCTCCTGTCCTCAGCACTGCGCTGTATGAGCGTTTTAACTCACGCCGTCTTGGCGCTTTCGCGGCCAAGGTTTTGAATGGAATGCGATATATGTTTGGCGGTCATGACGTTCGCTGATGTCTTATTTTGGGGAGCACTACCGTTTATATGTGCCACAGTTTATTTCGGGATACGAAAAGGTGAAAATGACTACTACGACTCAGACGACTACGATGGCAACGGAACCGCTCACTAATCAAATTGTTATCTTCGGAGCCACCGGAGACTTATGTAAGAGAAAGCTCATACCCGCTCTATACGAGTTACATAAGAAAAACTTACTACCCGAAAATCTATGGATTGTAGGTACGTCTAGAAGGGAAATGCGAAGAGACAGTTGGATAAAAACTTTAGGAGAATATCCTGAAGATTTTTTAAAGCGTCTTCACTGGAGATCTACTGACCTAGATAACCCAGAAACCCTTTCTAAACTGCCTGAATCAGACGACACCACATACTTCCTATCTGTACCACCAGAAAGGTACGAAAATGCAGTAATTAACCTCAAATCTACAGGACTTCTTGATGACCCAGAAACCTCCCGTATTGTTATTGAAAAACCCTTTGGGCACAATCTTAAATCTGCTAATCATTTACAGTTTGTGGTGGAGCGACATTTACGCGAAAAACAAGTATATCGCATTGACCATTATCTCGGTAAAGATACTGTTAATAACATCGTTGCCACCCGCTTTAGCAATATTCTATTGGAGCCACTTTGGAACAGGCAGTACATAGAAGAAGTTCAAATCTTTGCAACAGAAACAATAGGATGCGAAGGTAGATCTCAGTATTACGAAACAGCTGGTCAAGTAAGGGATATGCTGCAAAACCACATTTTGCAAGTTTTAGCCTTAATTGCTATGGAGCCACCCAGCAAATTAAATGCAAGGGAAATACGACGAGAGAAGACAAAGGTACTCGCAGCCACTAGAATTAGCGAGAACATTATTCTTGGACAATATGAATCTTATCGTTCTGAAGAGGGTGTTAATCCTCACAGTGGTACTCCTACCTATTTTGCTGGGACTTTATTCGTCGATAACTGGCGTTGGGAGGGAGTTCCTTTTAACGTGATGACAGGCAAAAAAATGCCGTACGGTTGTGTTGAAGTTGTTATTAAGCTTAAAGCTCCGCCTCTAAAACTATATGAAGGAGAAATCAACGACCGTATTGTCATGCGTTTACAGCCTAATCCTCATCTTGATATTAGGATGGACATTAAATCTCCTGGGCTTGATGATAACCTTGAACTGGCTACACTCACTCACTCATACCCACAAGACAGAGCAATTGACGGATACGAAAAGCTTCTCTACGACGCCATAAATAGCGATCAGTCTCACTTTGTTCATTCTGAGGAGGTACTGGAGTCTTGGAGGATTGTAGATGACCTTCTCTGCACTGGCGAAAGCTGCCCTATTCGTACCGTTCCTTATATCTATATGCCTGGAGCGTGGGGACCTCAGCACAAAGTCGAAAGAATAACTAGATGGGATTATCCTGCATGAGTGATATAAACGATCCAGTATGGAGTGTGATTATTATGATTGCTATAGGGTTGGCTTGTACTGGGTACGTTATTTACTACATACTAAAACTAGCCACAGAAGAGATGAACAAAAAGGATTGACATAACAAAGCTTATAGTCTAAAATTATATAGTATAAGTTATAGTGCTATGAATGTATTTGTTCTGGACAAGGATCCGGTAAAAGCAGCACAATATCATTGTGATAAGCATGTTAACAAGATGATTGTTGAACATCTTCAAATGATGAGTATTGTTGCGGTTATCAATGAACTAGACCCAGCAAAACGAACTAACGGAGAATTCTATAAAACTAAAATGTTTCGAAAGCATCCTTGCACTATTTGGATGGGAGAGTCATTTGGAAATTGGGCCTGGACTTATCATATGACTGAAGAACTCTGTAACGAGTTTGAAAAACGATGGGGTCATGAACACGGAGGCCGAGGCAGTTTGCGCTCCTTGCTTAAAACTCGTATTGCTCTATCTAAAAAGCTGCCTCATAATATGACAGAATTTGCTCAGGCTATGCCAGATGAGTGTAAAGTAAAAGGAGATGCCGTGGCAGCTTATAGAACGTATTACAACAAGCACAAGCATGATTTTGCCACATGGAAAACCGAAGCCCCACATTGGTGGGCACCTGAGCCTACCGGGGAATAGAAAATATTGCGTAATAGGAGACCTTCATGGAAGAATTGATACTCTTGAAAAAATCATCGAAAGATCTCCTGGGTACCATTTTATTATCATCGGTGATAGCATTCATCATAAGCCTTTCTTTAAAAGAACAAGGAAAACTTCACCCGTTCGTACTCTTCAGTTTATCAGAAGTAAAGTTTTAGAGGATAAAGCCACGCTGCTTTTAGGTAATAACGAAAATTATATTTTAGAAAATTTAGTTACTCCAGAAGAAAAAATCCTTAAAAAAGAAGTGCGTTATACTCTAAGATGTCTCAGAGAACTGGATTTCAATAGTAGGTTAGATTTAATTTCTTGGTTAGCTCGTTGTCCATTAACTGCCTCTATTAAAGGAAACAATAGAAACTTTAAATTAGCGCATGGCTTATTTAAAGAAAAGATAACTAAGTCAAACAGAGACCAAATTTTGTCTGGGCCAGGATTTCCTTGGTGGAAAGATAAACTCGAAGAATATTGCCCAATAGCAGAAACAACATATCTTCTAGGTCACTACGGCTATCCGTATGTGCGCAAAAACTTATTTATAATTGACGCTACAAACTTTGAAGGCGTAGGCGTCTACTATACCGACCGAGAGGAGTTCCTGATCTACTATTGACAGGATCGGCTTCTTGGTCTATAATAGTAAAAACTGCTCTTGTTTATGTCCAAACTTAATGTCCTGGGTTATGCCACTCTGTCAGATGGGATGAACCGCCAGGTGTTCGGAGATTGCGAGACATCTCCTGTAAAACCTGAAACTATTAAAAGCATTAAAGCTTCGATGGAAAACTTCGGAGTTACGTTTCCTATCGAGAACCCTGAAGGTTTCTTTATGGATGACTTCAAGCTTCCAGAGCTTAAAGGGAAGAATATCAAAGAACACTTCGAGAATATCTCTAAGGCTCTTGTATCGGACCAAATCAAAGTCATGAAGGACTTTGCATACTCCGACCTTCCTAAAAAGCCTAGCCCCCAATATATCGTTAACACGCCGGGTTGGACCAAATATACCCCAACCAAAAATGGGTTTGACATCACTCATCCTGAAGTAATCGAAGAAGATATTGCCGTATTTGACTGTGAAACCTTTGTTAAAGGCTCTGATTTTTCCCATCCCATCCTTGCTTCTGCAGTTACAGACACTGCGTACTATGTTTGGATGCATGAGTGTTACGTAGATCCTTCGATTGAATATTACACCACTCTTGTTCCCGTTGGAGATAATAAAGTCTTTATTGCTCACAACGTTGCTTATGACCGAGCTCGTTGTGTAGAGTCATATGACATTACTAAGAAGAACTATTGGTTTGATACCATGTCTGCTCATATCAATGTGAGTGGATTGGCTTCTGGTCAGCGATGGTGGTATGTTCAAAAAACCGCGAAGAAAGCTAGTTATCGCGCTGACCCTATCTGGGCAGATAAGGGATCTCTTAACGGCCTGGTTGATTGCTATAACTTCCACTGCCAGCCTATGATTCCGCTCGAGCCGGAAGACAAAAAGATCCGAGACGTCTTTGTGGTCAGTGAAACCATGGAACAAATTTGTGAGCTTCGTGATGACTTGACTCAGTATGCTCTTAAAGACGCCGAGATTACTCAAGAGCTCTACTCTATTCTTATCCTTAAATATCTCCAGAACAATCCTTCTCTGACAACACTTCTTGGTCACTTTGGTATTTCTTCTGCCTTTCTTCCGGTTGTTGATGACTGGAAAGAGTGGTTTGAAGGTTGTGAAAAGATCTGGAATGAGTCTATTTCTCGGCAAGAAGATATTCTTGGCCAAATGGCTCAAGAAATTTATGATGCCTGGAATCAAGGAGAAATCGACGTAGAAAGCGATCCTTGGCTTTCTCAGATGGATTGGGAATGCAACTTTAAACTCACTAAAGCAGGTAAGCCTTCCTCTAAGTGGTACGGGGTTCCTAAGTGGTTAAGGAGCGTGTCTGAAATCCAGAAAACCGAGGAAGGAAATAAGCTTGTTATTGGGGGTATCTCTACAAAAAATCGTCTGTCTCACTTTCTTCTCCGACTTAAGTGGGATGATAAGCCCATGACCTACTTTGCAAATAAAGGATGGTGCTTTATGGACGAGGACCTTGGTGAATTCGTTCGAGTTCCCCACCCTAAGGGCGAAGGAGAAAATGTCGGAGGTGTACTTTCCAAAGACTACGCCGACGACTTTGAGACTGGAATGCTTAGTTCCGATCTCCCTCAAGCTAAAGAACTGATTAAACTTGCAATTAACGTATCTTACTGGACCTCGGTTCGAAGCCGAGTTCGCGAACAATATGTCTCTAAAGTCAACAATCCTCTTGGTAAAGAATTCAATCTTATTGTCCCAGCAACGGTTCCTCACAATACTTCTACTAACCGTGCTGGAGAAAATCTCTGGCTCACCGTTCCTGATCCAAAGTATGACAAAATTGGATCCGAGATCAAAACCCGAGTACAAGCTCCTGATGGTTGGGTTTTTGTTGAATCAGATTTTGACGCCCAAGAAGCTGTTGTTGCTTCCATCTTTGCTGATTCCTATTACAAAGTTGCTGGGTCAACTCAGTTCTCGCATTCTATCCTTGCCGGGTCAAAAGACAACGGATCAGACATGCACTCAATGACCGCTAAAGCCATTGGGATCTCTCGAGCAGTAGCCAAAGGTTGTAACTACGGGATGCTTTATGGATGCGGGGCTAAGACTCTTGCCAACACTATCCGTAAAGGTAACAAGTCTATTCCTATGAAGCAAGCAATCGACATGGGTAAAAAGCTTATCGAGATTAAGAAAGGACGTAAAGCTTATCGAGGCATGAGGGAACTTATTGGTGGATCTGACTCATATGCCTACAATGAGATGGCAAAGATCGCCTGTGAGAAGACTCCTGTTAATCCCTTGAGCGGAACTAAAATGTCTACTGCATTTCGTCCCAGCTCTGTCGGCGATGACTTCTGGACAATGAGAAACAACTGGTGTATTCAATCAACCGGAAGTGCTATGCTTCATGCCTTCATGGCTGCTATGGAATGGCTGATCAAAGATCACGGGCTCAATGCAAAGTTTAATATGTCAGTTCATGACAGTATTTTGTATATGTGTCCAAAGGAAGAAGCAGAGAGAGTTGCGGCTCTATTCCAAGTAGCTCATGCTTGGTGCTGGGCCTGGCTTCGATATAACTATGGAATCTATGAGCTCCCTGTTGCTAATGCTTGGCTCTCTTCTATCGAGATCGACTACATTTTTCGCAAGGCCGCAGACGCCAGCACAAATACTGTATCCCAACAAAAGAAAGAAAATGACGGACACTCAGTTACAATCAAAGACCTCATCCCCGTCTTTGAAAACCTTTGATGAAATAAATCAATACTTCAAAACCAAGTATGGGCTATCTCTCTTTATGCAAGAGGAGCCCTACTTGATGGACGGAAAGAAACCTCAGTATTGGGTTGGGATAAATAGCACAGAGATGGCTTTGCTAAAAGCAAATGGCGATTTTACAACAAAATATCCTAAAAAAGCAAATATGACAAAAAACGCAGGGCATCGGTGCATTACACTCAATACTCTGCGTAATAATATTAAAAAAGATAAAATGCTATTTATGCGGGCTTAGCAATCAAAGTTTTTCTTGGGATCAGTTTCTAGGCTTATTGTTCCGCTTCTTGTTGCATAAGCAGGATCTTCGCTACCAATCTGCCCAGCTTCGTTCTTCCAAAGGCCAAAGTCAACTTTAAGTTTAAACCAAGGCGGCCTATCTTCTTTGTTCTTTTTATAGCATTTCCATACTCTTTGAAGTCCGCCTTCTACAACTTTTGACTGATCTATAGTTGTTCCTCCATTAGCATCGTAAGTATACGCGTCTCTAGGAGTAAATTTATATGTAGCAGATCCATCTTGAGCTGCTCCGCAAGTAAGTTCTAACTTAATTCCTGGAGGGCAATCACAGGCGTCTTTGTCTTCTACAACGTAACTTTCATTTGTTTCTGGGCCTGTTACTCTTGTCCAAACTGCAAGACCTGTTGCTTTTCCGTCAGAAGTTTGTAAACATTTCCTAGTAGGCAAAAAGTCCCAAACGCTAATAGGATCAAAAGCAGCGCAGGGTTGAGTATAGAATCTACCGTCAGATATAGACACATTAACAGAATAATTTTGTTCATATATAAATTGAGAGGCTTCTGTAACTTGAACAAATCTTTCAGTATCTAACTCAAATCCTGTTGCAAATTCTAATCCTGGCACTTCTGGAACCCATCCTGTAACTGCGTCAGCTATTAAATCTAAAATAGGTAGGGCAAAGCTATGCCCTTCTCGTTGGGCTTGCTTTTGAACAATAGTAACGCTGTAAGTCATTTTTCTAGTTCTTACAGTTGGAATGTAAGCTCCCCCGCCCATCTCATTAGTAGAGCTTCCAGAAACGTAGCTAACTATGATCATAGTTTGTTCTGCTACTCTTCCAGACTGATCTAGCTCTTCTGCAAGACGTAATACTACAGCACTCTGTCCTATAGCAGAGTGAACTCTAGAGTATAGCTGATTTTCAATTTCTAAAAGCATTAGAATTCGCCGCCAGAAAGGAAGTCGGTTAGAACCCACTTACCACTGGTATTATCATAAACTAGAAAATCTCCTTTCTTTACGTTACGAGTAAAGTTTACGTCAGATAGGTCTTGTAGTTTTCTTGTAGATTCTAAGCTAACAATATATTGACGAAGAGCATCGGCGTCCTCTTTATATTTTGTTCCGTCTGGAAATATTCCTGTTTTATATCCGGTCAGATATTTATAGCAATTACCAGAGTCATTATTAGTGACATACATTGCCCCACCGCCAGCATTTGTTGGGTAAAATGGGTTGTAGCCTTTATAAGAATTTGTAGTCATTAGAATGTACCGTCCTCTGTAGTTAAACCACCATAATTATCAAATTCGCCGTTTGCAGACTCAGTGGCATTATCTGCAACAAGCCCGTCGCCATCTTCTGGCTTAGCGGCATCTTCTGTATTTACAAAACTAGATAGACTTCTTGTTGTTTCAAGTGCATCAAATAATACATTAGATTGTTGATTACTATCACCTTGAACTTCGACCATTCCAATAGTCTCTGGTTCAAGATATGTGCCAGATTCTTTATTAATAACTCCAGCTTCTCTATTTGCGTATGGGAAGCTTCTATCATTGCTGCCTTCACGTAGCACCCATTTGTTCATAGAAGGCTCGGTAAAGCTCCTACCTCTCTGATAAGAGACTTTGGTCATAGAGCACCCAGATCTCCAATAACGATAAGCTTCTTGCCATTTAAGTCCAGCACTTGGGCTTCCTTTAGATCCCCAAGCCTCTAATTGCTGAAGGGCTTTTTCGGCGGCTTCTTGTACTTGAGTTCTAGGTCTTAAAATATCTAGGTAATACCTAGCAATTGTTGCTTGAGTTCTTCTGAAAGAACCTGCAATAAGTATTTTACCTTGAGGAGGCGCGCTATCAATATAATTATTTATTAATTGAGCAGCATCGTTTAATGCAAGCTGAATTTTATCTACATCTACACCGTTACCAGTAGGATTTTCTATATTAGATAACTCTACAGCTTCTTGAAATCCAAAAATAGATATAAAATAGTCAACAGTTGCAAGGTTACAATTACTAGCTACTCCATGAATATCTCTAGGAGGCTGAGGTCCTGACATAGCTTATATTCTTCTTCTTTTTACTTTAAACAAAAAGGGCCGACCCGAAGGCCGGCCACTTGTTGAGTTTTTTGATTATATATCAAGCAACAACGTTGGTAAGGATAGCGCCAGCGCCAACCTTACCATTTTCGCCCATGCCAACTAGCTCGAAGGAACGCTCGACAAGGATGTCACCGGTAAATACACGGCGCTCGATGTTGAAACGCTCAGGAGTAGCGATAGGATAGCCAGCAAGAGTGTAGGTGTAAGCAAACGCAGGATTACCATAGTTGGCATCGAGCGCAGGAGCAAAACCATCAGTAGCACCAGAAGGCTGGTAGAAGAGAACGGCTACGTTGTTGTAGATGTTCTCAAGAGCACCAGAGGACTGGTTAAGCTTAAGACGACGTGCAACACGAATCTCGTCAAGGCCAAAGATGTTGGCAAGAGTTGCTTCGTTGACGAGAACGCCACGCTGCATGAAGTCTCTGATTCTCTTGTTACGCTTGAGGGCGTTGAAAGCGTCAGGGCTGATAACCATCTTGTTAGGATAGGTACCGATCTGAGCGCGAACAGCTTCCTTAGCTTCATCGATTAGAACTTCGATGTCAGAGGTGGCCTGGTTGAACTGGTCAGCACCAGAAGCACGAGTTGCGAGGTCGAATACACAGGAAGTCTCGTAGGAAGCAGAAGCTGTAACAGCATCAGCAACGGTGATTTCCCAGGACTGCATTAAACGATTAGCAGCATCCTTAGCGGCATACTGGCGAAGATCGATTTGAGCAGCTCCGTTCTTAGCCTCAGCGGCGATTTCCTCAGCAATTTCCCAGCTGATAGCTTCTTGACGGAGCGAGAAGCTTCTGGTTCCGAACTCGTTCTGGATCTTCTGGATGTTAGATCCTGGAGCACGGAGGAAATTCTGAGCGGCAAAGGCTTCCTTGCCGAATACGAGAGTACGGCCAGCGCGGGTATTCATAGATACCGCAGGACCGAAGAATGTGGCTACGCCTTCGGCATTTTTGTAGCCTTGAGCGAGTTGCGTAAGGATAGGGTCAATTACGCGTACCTGATCTAGATTCATCATGATTAATATTCTCCTTTAGTACCTATCAAACGATTGCGTCGCCAAGCTTAACTCTTACATACTCGCCAGCACCAGCGGCAGCATCAAGAGCTCTTCCTAGAACAACTCTGCCGCCGGTAGTACCAGAAGCTTGAGCTTTTCCAGAAGCATCAGCAGAAACAGGGCCGTCAACAGCCACTGCGCCTGCAGTTTCAACGATAACGATTCCTTCAGTAACTACGGTGAGTAGCTTTTGGAATGGGAATACGCCAGGCTTGTAAGGGGTGGTAGAAGGATTGAGTTGACCTTCATAGACAGCACTTGTGCCGTCATCAACTTGATAGCCCTTAGCGGTGAGTTCACCTTGGCCAGGAATATCAAAAACTGTAGCGCCTGCGGCATAAGCGTAAGCAGCAGGATAAGCACCTGTACGAGTTACGAATCTGTGGGCCTCAACACCGGCAGCAAGGTTAGTTGCGTCGGTTACCTCAACAGTCTCTACGTACTGGTGGTCAAAAGACATGTAACGTGGGTCAGTTGCCATTAGTAATTACCTCAATTGTTATTAATAACGAACTTAACAGCAGTTAAGTAATCGCATCCGTTCTCTTCGGCGTAAGATAACGCATCTGCATGAACGTCTGCAGTATTGGGATCATATGCATATCCCGAAGCGTTTGGTTCGACTTCTTTCGACTTCTTAGGAGCCGTAGCAGGTGTTGCAAACTCTTCAAAAGAGACCATAGAAGGTAGGGATTCAAGGACTCCACGCATGAAGTCAAACTGAGATGCCTTACCAGTCTCAGAGAAATTCACAGAATTCTTATGGTTAAGAGTTTCCATGAAACGAACGAGATCGCCCTTAGGAACGACTTGTTCAGTGAGCTTTCCAGACTCATAGAGTCCTTCGGCAAACGAAGAAATTTCTTTCTCGCGAGCAAGCTTTCTTTGCTTATTAAGCTCTTCCTCGAGTTCGGCTACACGAGCGTTGAGTGTATCAATGCTCTGATCTCCAATGGCGGCTTCGCCATGATCTAGAGATTCGGTAGCCATAGGTGCAGCTTTTTCAGCGTGGTCGGCTGTTTCTTTCTTCTCTTCTTTAACCTTTTCGGACATATCGGATTTCTCCTCTTCCTCTTTTTCTTCTTTTTCTTCCTCAGCCATATCAGTTTTGGCCTCTTTCTTGGCTTCAGGAGTTTCTTCAGCGTTATCGCTTACTTCTTCCTCTTTCTTTTCTTCGGCGTTATCGACTACTTCTTCAGAGTGATCAGCTTCTTCTTTCTTCTCTTCCTCTTCGTCTTCTCCTTTTCCTTCTTTCTCTTCCATGTGCTTTTTAAGTCCTTCTGGCATTTCGCCATAAGAAGACATGTCCTTCTCCATCATGGATCCGGCCTGCTTCTTGAGAGCCAATGCTTGGAAGAGCTCGTCTTCGTCGTACTCGGCGGCTAGAGAGGCAATTTTCTTATCGTTGTCTTCCATTTCACCAGAAATATCTTCTTCTCCTTCCTCACCAGCAGGCTCTTCGCCTTCTCCCTCTTCATCACCCGCACCTTCTTCAGCAGGGGCTTCCTCTTCGGCTGGAGCTTCCTCCTCACCACCTTCATCTTCTAGACCCATGTCATCGCCTTCACCTTCGCCCTCGGGGGCTTCAGCTTCGGCCTCAGGGGCCATTTCTTCATCTGTTTCCTCGTCGGCGGCGTACTCCATTTTGTAATCGGCAGGAGCGCCGGTTTCATCGACTTGATTGCCTGAGTCATCATAGACGGAAGGTTTGCCTCCGCCGATGTTAATGTTGACGGTCATGGAGCCTTCTGCATGATCAGCGCTTTGATCAACAGTGACCTCCTTGACAACGTCTTCTGTTTTCTTTTTAGTCATAGCAGAGTTGTTTGTTTCTAAGGCTTCTTTAAACGAAATAGTGATATCCCCATCTTCGGGGGTTAGATTAATAATTTTTTCGTTATTAAGTTCACCTTCGGAAAAAGCGGTTAGGCCTTTAACAGCAGGAATAGATACTAATCCAAGGTGGCGGAGCGCCAATTTGCCGGGGTGGGGGTTAGTTTCCGCCTCGGGTAAATAGAAGGAGCTACTTACTTTCTTAAACACTCCGTCGCGAATTAGTTTTTCAGCCTTAGGGGTAAGCTCAACGTTACCCCATAAAGCCTTACCTTTTCTCCAAAGATTCTTGACCCAACCCAATGCTGGGGTTCCATCTGTTTGATCATGCCCGATAATCAAGGGGGCTTCGTGGTCATCAGGAGCGTATGTTCCTACAACCTGATCCAGATCCTCCTCTGTAAACATCAGTTTTTGTCCAGTAGAGCTGATTTGAGGACCAGCTCTGAACATTTCGATATGTACAGTTTTCT